GCTTCTTTTAGAAAGTTATCTTCAGAAGACGACTTGTTTAAACAAAGCATAGATGATCAAAAACTTGAAATAACAAAAGCTAAAGATCGCGTTGTGAATATTTACGGTGATGCAATCGAGGATGCTGCTCCCAACAAACAAACAGCCTTTGAGTATCTGCACTACAGGCAGAACCAAGGAAGAGTTGGTGTGGATGATGGCAGGTTTAACACTCTGGCAACTAGGTTTTCTCAAGATCCAATAAATTTTTCAGACGGATCTGTAGGATTTCAGGATGTGGCCCCAGAGTTCACTAATCCTTTGCCGTTTGAAACACAGGATCAAGTTGCAAGATACCAGCTTCATCAGATGATTAAGAAAGCTGCTGATGACGGATCGACTCGTTTCTACATTCCTGACTATCGTGACATATTTGCAAAGCGAGAATTAGAGGAAGACATTTTGCCAGCCTATGTATCGAGATACAAGACTCCGCAGGAAAAGGTCATAAAGGAACTGAAGCAAAAGTATCCGGGCATTGATATTGGAACCGTGGACACAGTTCAACCTGTCTTGAAAGATCCTCTTGGAAATGTAGCCAAAAAACCTGACGAAATACCATTTAGTGAAGGCATGACGAGAGAAGATTATGAATTACGGGTCAGGACTCAACAGGAAAACTTCAAGACGGCACAACCCGAGCATGAATTTCCAATGACCTACATCGATCTAACACCGTTGCAGGCTAAACCATCACAGGTCCGCAGATACAAGCGCGGCGGCAAGGTTGACATGCGTTCTGGTATCGGTGACTTATTTAAGGTATATTCGTGAAATGACAGGCAAAGATAAAGAGATTCGCACAGACGGGCGCACAGACAAACAGATCCGTACTATTGCCATTAGCGGTCAGATAAGCAATCTGACTAACAACCAGTATGATCGGTTTGTTGATCACATAGAGCCAGCATTGTACAACAGACAGAACAAGCGCGGTGGCGGCATGATCCGACCTCAAAGATTCAAAGGAGTATTCTAATGAGCGACAAGAAAAAGAAAAAAAAGGTTGTTCGGGCAACTGATGCTTCTGCTTTAAACAGATTGAGAAAAAAGTTGGGTGTAGAGTTCCTAGAGGACATGACAGACAAAGAATTACAGGCGGTTCTTGATACACCTGATAGCGTCTTTGGTACAATGAAACGTCAGGGAAATGTAGGTGCTGAAAGAGCAAGACGCAAAGCCCTTACAGATGAAGCGTACAAGGATGAAATTTTAAGAAACAGAAATGGCGCTGTCATGAAAAAGCGCGGTGGAACATTTAAGGGAACCTTCTAATGGCTATTGAACCAAGACAGATTGCAGGAATGATGGAGCAGGCCATGGGACCGGGTGGTCCGGCGATGCCTGAACAGGCCATGACCGAGGTCCAAGTACCGTTGCCCGGTATGGAAGAGTTGCCGCCCGGTATTGAGCTTGTTGGTGCAGAAGAGATGGTTGAGGTCGAGGCTGAAGTCTATGATCACAATGCAAATCTGGCCGAGGTTCTTGATCAGTCTACGCTTGGTTCTTTGTCCTCTGATCTTGGAGGCTTGGTTGATGAGGACAGGGAAGGGCGTTCTGAGTGGGAAGAGTCCATATCCAAGGGTTTGACGTTACTGGGGATCAATTATGAGGAGCGGTCTGAGCCGTTCATGGGTGCCAGTGGTGTGACGCACCCTGTGTTATCGGAGGCGATCACGCAGTTTCAGGCACAGGCTTACAAAGAGATGTTGCCACCGGGCGGTCCTGTAAAGACACAGATCTTGGGTGAGCAGAACCGCATGGTTGAGGAGCAGGCTCAACGTGTGAAGGATTTCATGAACTTCCAGATTACGGAAGTGATGGAGGAGTTCGATCAGGACACGGATCAGATGTTATTCTATCTGCCGATTACTGGTTCTACTTTCAAGAAAGTTTATTTTGATCAAACAAAGCAGAGGGCGGTATCGAAGTTTGTTCCTGCCGAAGATCTGATTGTTCCGTATCATGCGTCTGATTTGAGGACAGCAGTGCGGTACACTCATGTTGTTCGGATGAGTGAGAACGAAATCCGCAAGATGCAAGTAGGAGGGATATATAGAGATGTTGATTTATCTCCAAGCGAAGGTGACGAGTCTGATTCAACAATCCGTGGCAAGAGTGATGAAATTCAGGGATTACGTTCAGGCTATTCTGATGAAATGTTTACGCTTTTTGAAATCCATGTGGACTTGGATCTTGAAGGCTTTGAAGACAAAGATGAAATGGGCGAAGACACAGGTATCAAGCTACCGTATATCGTCACTATGGACGAAGCTTCGGGAGAGGTTCTTTCGGTAGTACGCAACTATCGTGAGCAGGATCCGATGCGTCGCAAGCGTCAGTATTTTGTACATTACAAGTTTCTGCCCGGTTTTGGGTTCTATGGCTTTGGTTTGTTGCATATGATAGGAGGGCTGTCTCGTGCTGCAACGTCTATACTCCGCCAGCTTATCGATGCTGGTACGCTCTCGAATTTACCGGGTGGTTTCAAGGCTCGTGGTGTTCGTATCAGGAATGATGATGAGCCTGTTAATCCGGGTGAGTTTCGTGATCTTGATGCTCCCGGCGGCGATATTAGGAATGCTATTATTCCACTCCCTTACAAGGAGCCTTCTGGAACGCTGGCTCAATTACTTGGGGTGGTCGTTGATTCGGGTAGAAGATTTGCACAGGTTACGGACACAAAAGTCGCAGATGTCAACTCCAATGCTCCCGTGGGAACTACAGTGGCTCTCATCGAGCAGGGATCAAAAGTAATATCAAGTATCCATAAGCGGCTGCACTACGCTCAAAAGAATGAGTTTCGCATGCTGGCTGAGATATTTCAGAACAATCCTATGCCGTATCCATATGCTATCGGGGCAAACATCAACCCTGCTATCATGGCACAGGACTTCGACGGGCGCGTAGATATCCTCCCTGTCTCCGACCCGTCGATTTTTTCTATGGCGCAGAGGCTATCGTTGGCGCAGACACAACTACAACTGGCACAGGCTGCACCGCAGATGCACAATCTGTATGAAGCCTACCGCCGGATGTATGACGCACTGGATGTAAAGAACATCGACTCGATTCTGCCACCACCACAGCCACCTGCACCAAAGGATCCTGCCACAGAAAACGCTCTGGCTCTGAAGGGTCAGCAGTTGCAAGTGTTCCCGCAGCAGGACAGCATGGCGCATATTCGTGTGCACGTTGCCATGATTCAGTCGCCTGCCATACAGGCCAACCCGCAGGCATTCCTGATATTACAGGCTCACATACAAGAGCATGTCAGTATATTTGCTCGTGATGTTATTAAGGAGATGCTTGAAAAGGGCATACAGGAAGCTATGGCAGCAGGACAGCAGCCTCCACAAATCAATCCTGATGCGGCAGAAGCAGCGGTGGCACAGCAGATTGCAACGACGCTGGAACAGCTTGCTCCTATGCTCAAGCCTCAGACACCACCTGATCCACTGGTTCAGATCCGGCAGCAGGAGTTGCAGAACGATACGACTGAAATACAGCGTAAGATGCAGAACGATGCAATGGACTTCCAGATTGATCAGGCCAAGTTGCAGCAGGCTTATGATCTGGCTATGCAGCGTCAGGCTTTGCAAGAACAGATCGCTGGTGATAGGAACGATGTGAATGTTTATCGTATCAACACACAGGCTGATTTGAAACGTGGACAGTAATGTGGTTGATGAAAAGAAAAAACCAGTGTCTCTAACTGTAGGTGAGAATAGCTTTGAACTTGTGTTACGAATACTGGGAAACGAATTTATTGCTATCCGTATAGGGTCAACTAATTTTAGCGGCAAGCTTATAGCAGGTGGAGTGCTGCTTTTGTTTTTTACTTTTATGTTGATGGAGGTTTTTGGTCTGTCACGAATAATGGGTGTTGAATAGTGGCTACCAAGCTGAGTGAAAACACCGAACTATCTATGCCGATTCGCAATCTGATTGCGATGGTGGTTGGCGCAGCGGTAGCAACATGGGCATACTTCGGAGTTATTGAAAGACTTAATACGATTGAAAATAAATTTATTCTTGTTGAAACAGACTTGGGTCAAAACACAGAGTTTCGTATCAAGTGGCCTAGAGGCGAAATGGGTAGTTTGCCAGCCGACAGCGAACAGTTTATGATGATTGAACATTTATCTAGTGAGTTAGAAAAGCTGGCTGAAAATATAGAAAGTGGTAACGCACCACATGATCAGCAACAAAAGCTGGTGTTAGAGTTTTACGATAGGCGGCTGACCAAGATAGAAGACAATATAGAAAAGCTGACGAACAATGATTGAAGTAACATTTGTTTTATTATTGATGATTGGCGATGAGAAAATTGAATACACGCCGTATGAAAACTTGTCTCAATGTTTGACCGTGCGCCGTAAAATCAAGCGTAATACTGGGCATACGATTGATTTTGACAAAAGGTGGGCGTGTAAACAGTTGAAGGTAAAGATTGAGGCAGGCGAGATAATGGAGATTATTGAGCAATGATACAGTTTCTAGGACCAATAGCTAACTTGGCTGGTACATGGCTCGAGGGCAAAGTCGAAGAGAAGAAGGCTGTGACTGGTGCGAAGGTTGCTAAAGCCCAAGCGGAAGCTGTCATAATGCAAAAGAAAGCTACCGGAGAGATTGACTGGGATCTCAAAATGGCTGATGCTTCTGCACATAGCTGGAAAGACGAGTGGCTTACAATTTTGTTCTCGATTCCGCTCATTTTGAGCTTCTGTGGAGACTGGGGCAGGGAGATAGTGACGAATGGTTTTACCGCTCTTGAGTCCATGCCGGATTACTATCAGTATACTTTGGGAACTATTGTGGCAGCTAGTTTTGGAACGAGAGCCGCGACTAAGTTTTTTGGCAAGAAGTGATGTCAAAGCGCCTTCAGAAAAACAGCGACTACGACCAATACGATATGGATGGCGACGGGGTAGTTACCGACGATGAGCTTGAACATGCTAAAGAGATCAGGCAGACTGAGACTGAGCTACGCAAGAATTTGGCGCAGTTGCGTATGGCAAGGTACACATTGATTAGTATGGGTGTTTTTACTGTAGCTATGTTTTTTATACCTTTGGACAGAGTTACAGCGTTGAGCGACATTAGTAATTTGTTTTATATTAGTGGCGCGGGTATTGTTGGGGCCTATATGGGCACCACAGCTTGGATGAACAGGAAGTAAGATGGCACGACCCAGAGCAGCACAATTTGGAAAAGATATTGGTGTCTCGACTAATCAGGCAAAAAAGCTTATAAATGAAGGACGGCGACGTGAAGACGGCGGATCAAATGTATTGGAGAAGTTTACCATGGACAGCGATGTACAAGAAGAAATCATGGACAACATGAAAAAGCAGTTGAAGCGTAGAAAGACGGCAAAAGAAAAGCAGCAAGAAGAAATCATGGGTAGGATGAAAGAGGGTCTGGAAATGGACACATCTAAAAGAGTTGATGGTGGTTTTGAAGTTCGTGGCATGGGTGCTGCTTTAAATCCAAGACAAGCAAAAATCCGCTAATGTTTGAACCTATCGACAGAGTGATGAAGATGCGTCAGGGCGGTTCTGCCGTCCCGCGTCGCACTGATATTGGTGGTCAAGATCACATGCTGTCGTACATTACTCCACAAGAGGCAGGCATCTTGCAGCTTCTTGGCGGATCTGGTGAGCCGGGTCCGGCGGGTATACCTGCCTTTAAAGCTGATCCTGACCAGATGAAGGATGCTCAAGATAGTCTGGGTGGTGGCAAGGATAAAGATGACGATAAAAACCAAGGTGGTGGCAAATCTTATAGTGATCTCGGAATGTCTCCCGGTCAGGCTCAAGCACAATTTGGAACGATAGGGCCTGCTCTTTTTGCAGGTGCTCAACAAGACCAAGTTGCTGACTCAGGTTTTCGCGCAAAAGCACTTTCCGACTATAGAGATTTAGGCGTGGGCAAAGGGTTTTTTGGAAGACCCACCTATAACAGCACTTACGATCTTAACATGTCGAGAAACTATCTTGATATGATAAATCGTCAGTTCGGTGTTCCGAGTCAGAGCGAATTTAATGTGGCAAGAGGAATTACGGCTACGAATCCTTATGGCTATGAAGGAGTGATGAGCAGAGTATTAGGTTTTGATCCAAGAAGTGTGGACTACTCAAACACTATGTCGGAAAAAAGCAGAAGAGCCATTGGTTCTAATTATTTTTCCAAGTATGCAAATCCTCAGAACATCAAGGGACGTTTAGGCTTTAACCCCGACTTTCCAGATGCCAGCGTTGAAACTCCGGGACAACTACGCCCCGGTTTGGCCCCCGGTCTTTTTAACCGAAGCTATGATACAGCGTATGGTCCAACCACCACATACAATGTAAAGCGCAGTCCTATGGACAGTCTTGTATTAGCGGCAATGCCACTGGGAATGGGTATTTTAGCCGATCAGCTTTCAAATAAAACCGCAGGCTTTGCGCCTAGTGAGTTGTTTGATCTAACATCTCAAAGACAAGGTGCGTTATCTGGAGGACAGGATACTCCCGGTTTCCGCCCCGCTAATGCTACAGAGACGGGTGATTACTCTGCTCTAGGGTCGTTTGGTCAGGGTATTGGTCAGGGTATCGGAGCATTTGAGGACGCTATCGGGGGTGCTTTTACTGGCGCAGGTAAATTCTTTAACAGTCTGGATCCAGATCAAGGTAAACGAGCCGCTGCGGCACGGGCTGCGGCACAGCCTGATCTAGCAGCAACAGACTCTGTATTCGGTAACTTTATATCTGGTGTTCAAAATAAAATTGAAGGCATACCAGCGGGTATTGCTGCGGGTGTGAATCAAGTTAAAAGAGGTATAGGTAGTATATTTCAAGCACCAGATCCTGCACCAGATCCAGTAGGGTCTGTACCAGAAATTGATCTAGCAGGATTTGAAAGCAGGTTTGCACCAGCACCAGCACCAGAAACGCAACAGCTAATGGATGCGTTTGGCATGGGATTGCCGGGGGTGCAAGCAGCAGCACCAACATCACCACAAACCATTGATTCAACAGTAAGTCCGGGTAGATCTCAGGCTCAATTTAACACACCAAAATTTGCAGGGATATCTAGTTCTGTTCTAGATCGACCGTCATTTTCTGATTTTCTTGAAGCTAATCCCTTAGATGCTGCATCAATGCAAGCTAGAATAAATGAAATTAGTGCTATACAAAATGATTTGATGAGTAAGGGTATGAGTCAAATTAGAGCGTATTCCACAGCTAAAAGACAGGTAGAGGAAAGAGAAGATGCTGAGAGAGAAATTCAACAACAGTCATCCTTAGACCGTGATCGTGTCATGGATGCGCTGACAGGTGGATCCGGTTTTGGTGTGGCTACGGCAGCACCAGCTTTTGAAACGGCAGGAGTTCTGGATGATTTAGGTATGGCTGTGAAATCTCTGGGTGGAGATTTTGTTGAAATAACGGGGGGATACATGGACAAGAAAACAGGAAAAACTTATTCAGGTACACCGGGAGGGTCTGCTAGAACATTTACGGGCACTAGGAAAAAATCTGTACAACCGTTTTCTGGAGAGTCCTTTATACAAAATATAGGGTCTATATTCGGGAGTTAATTTTTTAAACTTAAAGGGGTTTAAGTTAGGAGGAGAAGATGGAAGCTTTACTTATCATAGGCGCACTTGCCTATGGAATGCATCACTATCACAAGACACCAACAGAGGAACCTTCTCAGACGACAGTGTTTGATGAGGGGTTGGACAGCATAGACTGGACTAAGGCTGGGAATTTCAGAACTGAAAGTTCAACTAACAACGTGGAGTGGATAGTAATCACACAAAACTAGATCCAAGGGGGCAGCATGGATGTTTTGAATTTTATAAAAGATTATCAAAAGATATTGATAAACAGAATAGATGACGTTAGTCTTTCGATAACAAGCGGTGGAGTAACTGATTGGGAAGACTACAAGGCAAGAGTTGGTGAAATACAGGGTGTCACCTACGCTCTTGATGAATTGAAGGCCCTGCTAAAGAAAGTGAAGTATATCGATGACACTGATCGTACCTGAGTATGTTCTAGCGCAACAACAAGCGAAGAAGCAGGCTGAAAAAGCCGCAAAAGAAAAATCCTTAAAAGACAGAATGCCACAACCCACAGGGTGGAGAATCCTTGTCATGCCTTATATGGGCAAGGACAAGACTGATGGCGGTGTCTACGTTCCTGATGCTGTAAGAGAAAGAGAGTCACGAGCTACGGTTGTAGCTTACGTTGTGCGTCTCGGTCCACTTGCTTATCAGGATTTGGATAAATTTGGAGAACACGGGCCTTGGTGTAAAGAAGGAGATTGGGTTTGTATCGGCAGATACGCTGGATCTCGCTTTAACATTGAAGGAGGAGAAGTCCGTGTCATTAACGATGACGAGGTCATCGCAACCATCGTTGATCCTGACGATGTTAAAAGCTATGGAGCATAGTAATGGCAGAAGCAGCAGAGAAGACAACTGATTTAGCCGCTGATCTTGAAGAAGAACAAGGGAAAGAAATAGAAGTTGTTGAGGAAGAGTCTCAAGAAGTAGCGGCTGTTGAGGAGACTGAAGAAGACTCTGACATTGAGAAAGACGAGAAAGAAGAAGAGCTTGATCAGTATTCAAAGAATGTACAAAGCCGCATAAGTAAGATTACGCAGAAGTACAGAGACGAAGAAGCGCAAAGGATTGCAGCGGTTGAGTTTGCTCAGAAAGTAAAAGAGCAGAACGATGAGCTACGTCAACGCCTCAATGCTCTGGATCAGTCTTATGTCGGAGAGTTCGGAACTCGAATAGAGTCCCAGATTGCCGCTGCAAAAGTTGCGTATCAGAAAGCATATGACGAGGGTGACGCTGACTCTATGTTTGAAGCCCAGAAAAACTTGAGCAGGCTTGCACTGGAAGAAGCACAGGTAGAGCAGGCCAAGAAGCGTCAGGAACAGCAAGCTGCTGCCCCACAACCTGCTTCACAGGAGCAGCCGCAGCAACAACCTGTCCAACAAAAGGCCAAACCTGATGCAAAAGCAGAGGCTTGGGCATCCAAAAATGACTGGTTTGGTCAAGATCAAACAATGACTTACGCTGCTTTTGGTATTCACAGACAGTTAATTGAGGATGAAGGGTTTGACCCAACGTCCGATGAGTACTATACTGAACTTGATCGTAGAGTCCGGTCGGAGTTTCCACAGAAGTTTGGAGGCTCTAAGGATAAAGGACCCAGAGTCGCTTCTGCTGAGTCCACGGCTTCCAAGTCGTCTACAAAAAAGGGGCGCAGAACAGTCAAGTTAACCCCTTCGCAGATTCAGATAGCGAAGCGATTAAATGTTCCGCTCGAAGAATACGCTAAGTATGTTAAGGAGTAATGAAATGACTGATTCTACAAAAAGATCGCCTCGCGAAGCGGAAACTCGCGCAAAGACCCAACGCCGCAAGCCTTGGGCACCTCCATCTAAGCTGGAGGCTCCAGAAGCACCCGCAGGGTACAAGCATCGTTGGATCCGTACTTCACTTCGCGGTGAAGATGATCAAATGAATGTGACTACTAAAATGCGTGAAGGGTGGGAACCTGTCCGTGCTGACGAATATCCTGAGATGGCTGGTAAGTTTCCAACCATTGATTCAGGTGCTAATGCAGGGACAATTGGAGTCGGCGGTTTAATGTTGGCTAGAATACCTGAAGAAACGGTTGAAGAAAGAACTGAATACTTCCGGGAGCAGACCCGCACTCAAATGGATGCCGTGGATCAAAACTTGATGAGGGAACAACATCCCTCAATGCCTATCCATAGTGATAGGAAAAGTCGTGTATCGTTCGGAGGCCGTAAGGACGGCTCTGAGTAACTCAATCAGCTATGTATAAGGAGTATTTATCATGGCAAATTCCAATGGAGCCTTTGGTCTACGACCATATGGTATGCTGGGTTCAGCGCCTAATTCCACTGGGACGACTGAGTATCGTATCGCATCTGATAACTCAAACCCGATTTTCCAAGGCATGGCGGTTATCCCGCTTGCTGCTGGTGTTATTGACGATCTGCAAGCTGCTGCTGGTGGTAACGTCGCTATCGTGGGTGTGTTTAATGGGTGTGAATACGTCTCATCGACCACTGGAGAAGTAATTCGTTCTAACTTTTGGCCCGGTTCAGGTGCTGATTCTAATTTCCCTGTTAGAGCGTTTTTGTACGACAACCCATCACAACTGTTCACCATTGCTACATCAAACGTAGTTTCTGCTGCTAATACAGAAGCAGAGATTCGCGCAGCAGTGTTTGCAAACATCGCGTTTGCAACTGGTAACAGCGGTTCGACAACAACTGGTATCTCTTCTGCAACAGCAGATTTGAATACTATCGCCACCACCAACACTTTAGCTCTGCGTATTATGGGTGTACAAGATGACCCTGATAATGCCGACTTTACTGCTGCTGGTATTCCGTTAATCGTTCGTATAAACAACCACTTCAATGCGCCAACAGGCTCCATTGCAGCGGCTACTGTTTCTACGACTGGCGTATAAGGAGGCTGATCAATGGCTATTTCTCGCGCACAACTAGCGAAAGAACTGGAACCCGGCCTTAATGCTTTATTCGGCATGGAATACGGACGGTATGAAGGTCAACACGCTGAAATCTTTGACACCGAGTCATCTGACCGGGCGTTTGAAGAAGAGGTAATGTTGTCTGGCTTTGGCGCTGCTCCTGTAAAACAGGAAGGCTCCTCAGTTTCATTTGACGACGCAAACGAAGCTTTCACTGCTCGTTACAATCACGAGACAGTGGCTATGGCATTCTCAATCACTGAGGAAGCTGTAGAAGACAATCTTTATGATCGTCTGGCATCACGCTATACACGGGCACTTGCACGTTCTATGGCACACACCAAGCAGGTTAAAGCTGCATCAATCTTGAACAACGCATTTACTGCTGGCGCTTCTGCTGGTGGTGACGGTGTTGCTCTTTGTGATGCATCACACCCGCTTACAAACGGTGGCACTTTCAACAACGAGCCAGCAACCGCCGCTGATCTGAACGAAACTTCTCTCGAAGATTCACTTATCAGCATTGCTGGATTCGTTGATGAGCGTGGTTTGGTTATTGCCCTTAAAGGCATGAAGCTAATCATTCCTCGTCAGCTTCAGTTTGTTGCAGAGCGTCTGCTTGTATCTAACCTACGGGTTGGAACTGCTGACAATGATGTCAACGCACTCAAGTCAATGGGTATGCTTCCAGAAGGTTATGTAGTCAATGATTACCTAACTGACACAGATGCGTTCTTCCTGAAGACTGACGCTCCGAATGGCTTCAAGCACTTCGAGCGTATGGCATTGTCCACAAGCATGGATCCAGATTTCGACACTGGCAACATGCGGTACAAGGCTCGTGAGCGTTACAGCTTTGGATTCTCAGACCCACGTTGTGTATTCGGTTCACCGGGTGCATAAATAAGTTTGTTGAAACAAATACAAAGGGCGGCTGTTCAGTCGCCCTTTTTTGTTGTATAGTCTTACTAATCCCTGACAGTCGCATTGGGTGACTGACACTAGCCAAGACAGGAGACTCAAATGGCTACTACTACTTTTACCGGAGCAGTCCGCTCCAAAGGTGGATTTACCTCTGTAAGTCAGAGCAGCACAACTGGTGCGTTCACAACTCTTTCAAGCATCAGTTCAACTGGTGTGTCTTCATTTGATGCAAACACAATGGCTGTAGAAGCTGGCACTGGTATTACAACTGGTAGCGGCACTGTCTATCGTAGCTCAGTGCAGCGTGTAGGCGGCATCATTACAACTCGTATTCTTATTGACCTGACTGGTCTACGCTCAACAGGTGGTGCAGACATCATTGGTGTCAACGGCACAGCACTTGTTTGTCACATTGGTCAGATTACTGCTGCGAAAAACGGCACCATCTTGACTGGAAGCATGGAGTGTTTTGAAGCACCTACTGGTGGTGACCCAGATATTAACGTGCACTCTGCCACAGAAGGTACAGGTGTTGAGGACGGAGCAATCGGTGACTTGACAGAAACATTGTTGGTTAACGCTGGTGACGCAACTCTGGGTAGTAAAGTTTACTTTACTGCCGTCCCCGCTGCCGATCAGTTTTTGTATCTAACAACAGGCGCAGCTACAGA